CCTTAGACGTAGACGTGGTGGAGGACGTAGATGTTGTCTGAAGTAGTCCTCTTGGATAAGCTAGCTGCATCCCCATAGCTGAGGAACCCAATGATGTTCTTCGACGAGCTCTCCCGCCCGAAGGCAGTGGCCCTGATGTCTTTCTGGGTGTGGTCGCCCCCAGCCAGACGGACGAGGAACCGGAGATCATCATCGGAGAGACGATTCTCTAGCAGCCGCAACACCGGATACGACGCCAAGACCCCACGTTCAGCTCTATCGTCAAGTAGGTCGGTGGCACCGACGAACCCTCTAGCTAACCGTGGTTTTAAAGCCCTGAGAACAGGTTTGACGTGAGGCTGGCTCACACTCTTGTTTAGCCCCTTCGAATAACTCGAGGCAACAAGCAGTGGAACTGCATCTACGCCCACCAGACTCAAGGCAGTGATCTCGACGTCGGACAGGTGGTCCGTTAAGTAATCACGCGTTGCGTTGCGTGACCAATGCGACGGTAATGACAGTGTGTCGACTTTTGGCTCGACAGCCTTGTAATTCCTGATCCAACCATCCGTGTTGAAAACAGGTGCTCCTACCAGTGCAGCGTTACCTGAGAGTAACGCGATTATCTTCCTGATCCCGTAACCCCGCACAAACCGTAGAGCGGGGGCCAGCAACTCCGCGAGTGATTGACACCCCGACCGGTTTATCAAGTTGCGGCACCCGGATATGGCACTGGTTAGTCCCTCTAGCGGCTTGAGGGGGTCAAAGGTGACCCAATTCCCGGAAACGAAGCCGGCAACAGCCCTCGCGTAATATCCGAAGGATGCTGTCTTACCGACGGCCACTCTCAGGAATTCTGCGCCGACGAACCCGATGCTCTGTTTCGTAGGGTTCATGCGGCATCCAAACTCCTTACACCCGTATAGTATCCGTTCACAGTCGGAAAGCGTGTTACACCGGATGTACACGTCATCACCAGCATGCAGGCTCCTCAATGAATCGAAGTATGCTCCTCCGACTGCTGCTCGGACATAGGCGGCGTTCAGGATCGAGTTGAACATTGTCGTACCCCTATGTCCGGACATCAGAGTCCCTACGATGCGTCGCCACTCACCCTTGTGCTTGATGTACTCCTTGTCGAAAGAGTCCATCAACACCTTCTTGTACCAAGGGGGGGCGCCAAACCGGTCCGCTAGCACCTCAGTCACCATCTTCATAGTATCGGAAGAGTGGTGTGAGTTGAAGTCATCGTAATCTAACATTAGATTGACCCCTCCTCCCTTTTGTGAGTTGCGTATACGGCGGGAGATGCCAATGTGCCCACCCACCCCCGGATTGAGGATGACCCGAGAATTCGCCCAAGCCTTTTCGACCGCGCCGAACAACCACGAGAACCCAAAATAGCTCCTAGTGTCACAAGCGAAGATGGCGCGTTGTTTACCATTCTCTAATTTAATACTCGCTGACACGTAGGTTGTACCGTCCCAGCTCGTTAATGGTTCGTGCTCAACTGCCTCCGCCGCCATGCGCCGGTAGTCCCTGGTGTGAGTAGCGCGGTCACGTTTGGGGTCGAGACCGAGAGCCCGTGACGAGTCGGCGTTATTGGACCCGTTCACACACCACAGCCAACGGGAGGACCACCAATTGTGCAGGTCCGGCAACTCGGTCACCTTCCCAGCTAACTCGGCTTCAACTATAGCCTTCACGTGCTCTCTCAGCTCCTCTGCCTTGTTGATTGTCTTGTTAGCGACGGCCTCATCCCGGCAACGGTAATCGATCTCGTCGTCTAAAGACAGAGGACCAGCCAAACGGCCTTGGAGCACGTCGGCCTCCACAAGTAAGGCTCCCTCCCTCGACGTGTTCGCCCCCAGAGCTTTGAGGGCGACCGACACGTTCTTCGCGACCTTCGGGTTGAGTGTATAATATACAGCGATATCCCAACCCTGGTCACCGAAGGTGTTCCGCAACCCGTAACCATATATTACGCAGTTGATGAAAACATCTTCGGCCACTTTTCCAGCCAGTAGGTATATTAGGTGCTTTACCGTATTGGCGTGCCCCAATTTGACTAGACTCCCTACCAGCCCCGGCAGATGGACATTGATCTTGTTGACTGCTGCCGAGTGCTTCTTGACAGGGAAGCACCTCTCCAGGAATTCAGCGCGTTGCATCCTAGAAGAAATAAAGTTTGTGATCCCCTTATTTGATCTAGGACAGTCTGAGAAGTTGTCGGTGAACCAACGGGTCGGAGTGGCCCCTCTTACATAGTTGAAGGGAACACCCGCGGCCGTCTTGGCTATCATTAGTATGACACTCAAAGGTGTCTCTATCTGCAGAGGAAACGGTAACGCCAGTAATGAAACAGCAGCGGGAAGCAAAGGATGAAAACGCCGTAACTCGGAAACAGATGACTGCAGGCGTACGAGGTCCTGGATGAAAGAACCTTTACCGTAAGCCTTAAAAGAATCGGGGAAATAACGCCTAAGAGAAAAAAGAAAATCGCCTACCACACCATACCCTTGAGCTCGTGTTTCAAGACTCATTGTTGGGCCGGCCCGTTAGGCGGGGCAGCGCCGGCAGCAGGGATGGCGACAGGCGCCGGGGGCTCGTCATCGTCCGAACCAGACGACCCACCCTGTGGTGGGTTAGGGGGGATGGCTCGTCCGCCGCCACCTGGTTGGTTACCGGCGGGCCTTGGCACCTGGGGGTACCTAACCGGGTTATGTTGCGGGACCGGCGTCAGAGGCGTGCCGGTCGGCTCCCTGTCCTGCGGCCCAGTTCGCTCACCCCCTCCGGCGGCTCCGCGCCCCCATCCAGTAGCACCACCGCGGGATTCCTCACGCTCCAGCCGCTCGGCGACCGGCGGCGCTCGAGACCTGATAGTCGGTGCCGACGTGAGAGTCGGCATCTCCATAACATCGGCCCGTCCGTACAGACGTGCCCTGGCGGTCGAAGCGGCTAGCTCCCTTCCGGCTCGAGTCTTCGCCCGGCGGACCTCAGCGCCGGGGTTGTTAGACCTACCCGACACAATCCCGATCGGACGACCCACCGTAATAGTAACGGTGGAGTGGACGAACTCCGAACTGGTCGGGACGTGTTCAAGCGTGGGTATCCCCTCATCGTCGAAAGTCACGTGCTTCACCATGAAACCCATCGTGCCGGATATGTTCATGAACTCTCCGGGCGCGGGGAACGGCGATTGACCCCGTGTCCATAGAAAACCGGACAGAGGATCGCCGTTTTCGACACGGTCCCTAACCTGGGGGTTGGCGGCATTAGGACCCGGCTGTATGATGGCAGTCGGGTCCAGTTGACGAACTGACACAGCCCCCAGACCGTTCTGCGGGTTGTTCAGCCAGTGTAACAGGAACCAGGCTGTGCGAGCGGACCTCATGACTACATGGTAGCCCGAGAACGCCGTATCACCTGGTCCTGCTGGCTCGATATCCTCCCAGGCCTGTTTAGTCCTGACGGCATCCCGCCCCCCATAGGACGCGAAGCCCTCCTCCTCCGCACGCGACCCCAGGAAGTCGTGGGGGATCAGTGAAGTTGGTTCTATCCAGAACCAGGGCGTGACGGTCGGGTACCTGAGATGCCTGGGGTTAGGGCCCAGTTGCATGCAGGCCGACACGAAGAAGGATGTGGCCACACCCGTGTTACCCTCGGCAGCAAAGAGCCTCGCCAACCCACGTATGTAGATATCGGCGAACCCCCCAACTCCGGAAAGCAACTGGGCGCGGTTCCTGGCCGCCATGGCATCCGTACCCTCCTGCTCCTCACCGGGTCTTACCGTGGGGTCGTCTTTAGAAGTCCCCATGAAAAAGGACGGGAACCAACGCCCACTGTACGTCTGCCCTGGGTCACAGTGTGCGACCAAGGCAGCGGTGGTCAGCACTAGTGCATCCACGAATGCAGCCTGCTCGACGCCATTGTTGGTGGCGATGGCAGGTATCCCTGCATACGGCTCAAGACCATAGTGGATACCCCCGAAAGGTGGCGCAAAACCAGAACACCTAAGTAGGTCCCTAGTGATACCACCTTCGTCGGTGTGGCCGACGACGGAGACGACGCGGTGTAAACCGCGGGTGAGGGCCAGGGCGAATAGGGGGCCCTGGTCTGACGCTATCATGTTAGCACCGAGGATGCGGATCGCCTCGACGATGGCTTGAGAGATGGCGCCAGAATCCACGACCGCCACGATAGGCTGTCGAGTGGTAGCGTCAAGCTCCACGACATCGGTGGCGACCGATGAGCCCTCACCGGCGACCGCGTTAGCCAAGACCGAAAAGACGTCACCTGACATCACGCTGTTCACCAACCGAGGTATAAACACCGTATTGGTCAGCGAACTCACCGGCCCGTCGTACGTACCCAGAGCGTTGATAGTCAACGCACGTCCGGCACGCAAATCTGTCGAGGTTACGTTCTCGAAGACGGACTGAGCGGCCAATCCTCGTGCGAGGCGTTCGACCACACCAGCCAAACTCGTGAACTCGAAGTTCGCCGAGAAATTGGTGAATTTCTTGGCTAGACCGATAAAGTCTTCAGCCAAGGCTCCGGAGCTTGGATACCCCGCTTCCACCAATATAGCGCCGTCCATGGGGCGCGTGAGGGCCCGCCCTTTGGTATTGACGGCGCGTCCCACTTCATATAGGACCTGCGACAAGCGCGAGTCCTCATTACCTCCGATAACCGCGGAGGTGCGGATGTTTGATTTATAACGCCTGTAGGTGGCGTCGTCGTTAATCTCACTTCCCCTCGGATTGGCGAGGACGGAAGCGAGGAAAGAGTTTCGGATCACAGATGTCATTGTTTTAGCGTTTCGTGAACTTTTGAGCGGGGCGGTTTCTAGTAACAATTTCCGTTAATGTACGTGTGTAGGGATCAACGGAACCCTACTCCTACACGCGCACACTACCTTTTCGTCCCGGGATGCACTTTTCAGTAGCTGCAGACAGACTAGACGGTTGCGAAGCCGTCAGGGTGGAAAATTGGCTAGTCACACGCCTGTGACCCGATTTACGAACTCGGAGGACCTACGCCTCAAACGGGGCGTCGGCACACACAAACTCGAAGTTTGTATGCTC